CATTTGTTTTATTACCAGAGGGTAATGATTCAGGAGATGCAAGTTACACAGGAACAGGAATTGTTACAGGCATGAGTATTAATAACTCAATGGACGCAATCGTTTCAAGAACTGTTACTTTTCAAGGTACAGGGGCATTAACTGTAGGTACTGTATAATCCTAATTTATGTCAGTTATTGATAGAGTTAAATCTCATTTTGAAACTCTTAAAACTATCACTATTGAAGTTGAGGAGTGGAAAGACGAGCATGGTAAAGCTAGTGTATTCTATTCTGAGCCATTAACCCTTGAAGAAAAAAACATTATCTTTAAGAAGTCTAGTAATTTTCAAGACTTAACTGTTCTTGTTGATTTACTTATAATGAAGTTATTAGTTAAGAATGATAAAGGCGATATGGTAAAAGCCTTTAGCCCAGAAGATAAATTTGCATTAAGAAAAAAAGCAGATTCAAATGTTATATCTGATGTTGCCAATAAAATACTTTTAGATACTAATTACGAGGACGCAGAAAAAAAGTAGATAGCGACCCTGATGTTAGGTCGCTGTTAGTTATTGCAGAACGATTACATCTTACAATTCAACAAGTTCTTGATATGCCTGTTAGCCATTATAATCTTTGGTTAGCTTACTTGAAAAAAGAACAAGAACAGTATAAAACCAAACAATCATTAGCAGAAGCAAGAAAGTTTAAATAATGGCACAAAAACTTAATATAGATATAGTAGCACGAGATAAATCCAAACAGGCTTTAAATGGTGTTCAGAAATCTTTAGGTAGATTAAAACAATCTATATTTAATCTTCAAAATGCTTTTATAGGTTTAGGTGCTGGATTAGTCATTAGAAATCTGGTTAATACAGGAAAAAATTTAGAAAATTTAAGAGTTAGATTAAAGTTCTTACTTAAAGATACAAACGAGGGTGCAAAAGCATTTGAGAATATGACTAAGTTTGCATCACAAGTTCCATTCTCATTAGAAGAAATACAATCAGGTTCAGGTATATTAGCAACAGTTACAGATAATGCTGATGAACTACAAAAAATGTTAGAGATAACAGGAAATGTTGCATCTGTTACAGGATTAGATTTTAGAACAACAGCAGAACAAATACAAAGATCATTTAGTGCTGGTATTGGTTCAGCAGATTTATTTAGAGAAAAAGGTGTAAGAAATATGCTTGGATTCCAAGCTGGTGCAACTGTATCTATTGAAGAAACAGTAAAAGCATTTGAAAAGGTATTTGGTAAAGGTGGAAGATTTGGAAGTGCTACAGATGAATTAGCAAATACATTTGAGGGTACTTTATCAATGATAGGAGATAAAATTTTTAACTTTAAAAAGGTATTATTAGAAGCTGGTTTCTTTGAAGAACTTAAAAAACAATTTGGAGATTTAGATGAATTTCTAGAAAATAATTCTAAAAAAATAGATGATATTGCAACATCAGTTGGAAAGAATTTAGCTAACGCAGTTGTTGGTGCAGTAAATTTAGGAAAAGATTTAATTCCATTTTTATCAAAAGTTAAAGATCAATTAATAGGATTAAAAGAAACATTTGATACTTTACCAGCAGTTATGAAACAAGCTGGTATTATAGGTGCGTTAATGTTGGGTAAAAAAGGAATATTAGGTTTAGGATTAATATTAAAAGCAATAGAAAAAGCAGATGAGTTTGGAGAAAAATATGGAGATAAACCATTAGTATTTCCTGAGATACTACCATTTGAAAGTGAACTATCAATACCAATAGAACAAAAGGCAATAAAAAAAGTAAATGAAGAATTAGAATACACTAATATGATGATGAGAGAATTTGAACATGAAATGTCAGTTGCTATACCATCAGCAACAGAAAAAGCATTAGAAAGATTCAAAGACTTAAATTCTGGTGCTTTAGAAAAATTGAAAAATAAAACAGATGATATTAGAAACATTATTATTGATACTGTTGATAGTGGTATTAAAAATATGTCTAGAGGTTTAGCAGTAGCTTTTGTAACAGGAAATAAATTAACTGATGTATTTAAAAATATGGCACGAACATTAGCAATAAATGTATTAAGTGCATTAATAGAAATAGTTGCAAGAAAAGGTGTTGAATTAGCTATTGAAAAATTAATTACTGCTGAAAAGAAAAAACAGGCTTCTTTAAGTGCTGTTAGTGGTGGTAGTTCTTTATTTGGTATGGCTAAATCTTTTTTAGGATTTGCAAAAGGTGGGGCAGTATCAAAAGGCCAACCAATCGTAGTTGGAGAGCAAGGTGCTGAATTATTTGTACCTAATCAAACAGGACAAATTACACAATCAGCTAGAGGAACTGATAAAGGTGCAACTACAGTTAATTTTAATATAAACACAGTAGATGCTTCTGGCTTTGAGGAATTACTCGTTAGATCAAGAGGAACTATTACACAATTAATTAATAATGCAGTTAATGAAAGAGGGAGTAAAAACTTAATATAATGTCAGGTGCTTTTCCAATATCTACTGCTAAGTTTGAATCTTTAGGAATAAAGTCTATTCAAAATACTATTATTTCAAAAACTGTATCTGGTAAGAAACTTGCTAGACAAATAGATGGTCAAAGATGGGGATTTACTGCCAGAGTAATTACAGCAAAAAGAAGTGATGTTTATGGCGATCTTATGGCCTTTATAGTTAAACAAAGATCAGGCAAAGAAAACTTTACTATAATCCCACCAGAAGTAGAAGATTCTAGAGGTACTGCATCAGGTATTCCTGATGGCACAGCAAGTGCTGGAGATACATCAATTACATTAGGTGGTACAGGCACAGGAACTTTAAAAGCTGGAGATATGATTAAATTTGCTAATCATTCTAAAGTTTATATGGTCGTTGCAGATCAATCAGATATTTCTACAGGAACACTTACTATTGAACCACCTTTAACTACAGCAGTTTCTTCATCAGATATAACTTTTGATAATGTTCCATTTACAGTTCACTTAACAAATGATGTTCAAGAATTTGGTGTAGCTGGTGCAGATAAAGATGGTAATGCTTTATATCAATTTGAATTTGATGTAGAAGAAGCACTCTAATTAATGAAAAAATATAAAATAACCCATAAGATAACTGCCGATTTTATTGCCGAAGCTATTGTCAATGAAAATGAAATAGATGCTACTATTAACGATCTTAAAGAATACAAGAAACCTAATAGCAAATTTGAATATACTATGTTAAAAGGTACAGAAAGTGTAACTCAAACTAACTACGAATTATATGACGAGAAGCCTAACGACAGCAGTAAAGAACGAAATAGCGACTAATGATATTAGGCCTATTCATCTTATAACTATTGGTTTTTCTACTCCTGTTCATTTTACTGATTGCTCATTTGATTTAACATCATCAATATCAGGCTCATCAGTTACTTACTTAGCATCAGATCATTTATTAGGTATATCTGACTTTTCTGAACAAACAGATGTTAGTAAATCTAGTATTACACTAACTTTATCAGGTGCAGATCAAACCTTTATCTCAACTGTATTAAATGAAAATGTTATTAACTCTACTGTAACAATATTTAGAGGATTATTAGATGATGATAACACTATATTTGCTGACCCTTTTTTACTTTACAAAGGAAGCATAGAAAACTTTGAAATACAAGAACAACCGAAATCAAGTACACTATCATTATCTATTGTATCTCATTGGGCAGATTTTAATAAGAAGAATGGTCGTAAAACAAACAATACATCACAACAAAGATTTTTTAGTACAGATGTTGGTATGGATTTTAGTTCTCAAACAGTACAAGATATTAAATGGGGTAGAGAATAATGCAAGATATTATCTCACTATATAGAAATTATAACAGATATGATGATTGTTCTGATAATGATTTAATTAGTTATCTTATGCCTAGCATATGTTTAAATCAGTTTAAAAAACACTACCATAATGGTAAATTGATAGGTTTTACTAATTGGGGTTTATTATCTGATAAAGCACATAATCAATTTAAAAAAACAGGATTCATAGATAATAAAGATTGGAACTCAGGTAATAATCTTTGGCATATAGAAACTATTTGTAAATATAATCTTAAAAACATTATGAAGTGGACTAAATCATTTCTAACTAAAAAATTTGGAATAGGAAAACAGATTAATTGGATAAGAATTAAAGATAATAAAATTGTTAGAACTGTAACAAGAACAACTAAAGAGGCTTGGTTATAATGGGTGGATTTGTAGGAAAAGTTATAAGCACAGTAGCTAAAGCATCAAAGTTTTTTGGCAATATGAATCCTTTGGTATCTTTGGGTATCACTTTATTTATTTCATGGGCATTAAGACCAAAAACTCCTGAGATTCCTGACTTTGGAACAAACGAATTTGATGATTTTGAAAAAGGTATATTACTTAATAAACAATCTAATGACGCAAATATTCCTGTAATTTATGGAGAAAGATTAACAGGGGGAGTTAGAGTTTTTATGGAAACTTCAGGAGACGATAACACTTACTTGTATATGGCTATCGTTATGGCAGAGGGAGAGATTAACGATATAGAAGAAATAAAAGTAGATGATAAAGTAGTTACATTTGCATCTAGTTTTTCAGATGGTACAGCAGTTGAGGTAGATAGTGGAGATGCTAATTTTTATAAAGATAGTGAAAGTTTAATTAGAGTAGAGCCTCATTATGGAACTGATGGTCAATCAGCATCATCTTTATTATCTACATTATCATCTTGGGGAAGTAATCATAAATTATCTGGTCTATGTTATTTAGCAGTTAGGTTTAAATGGAATCAAGACGCATTTACAGGGATTCCAAAAGTACAAGCTAAAATACAAGGTAAGAAAGTTAAAACTTATAATGCAAGTCTAGTAGAGCAATCAGCAAGTTATCAAACTAATCCAGCGTGGTGCTTATTAGATTATTTAACTAATGCTAGATATGGAAAAGGATTAGCAGTAAGTGAAATAGATTTACAATCTTTTTATGATGCTTCATTAATTTGTGAAACACAAGTAACTCCATATTCAGGTGGTACTGATATAAATATTTTTGATATTAATACTGCATTAGATACTTCAAAACCTATTATAGATAATGTTAGAGAGTTCTTAAAAGGTTGTAGAGGTTATTTACCTTATAATGCTGGTAAATATAATTTAATTATTGAAACAACAGGAAGTGCATCAATTACTTTAACAGAAGATAATATCATAGGTGGTTACTCATTATCTACTCCAACAAAGAATGATAGATACAATAGAGTTATAGTTGGATTTGTGAACCCAGCTCGTAATTTCCAAGTTGATGAAATACAATGGCCACCAATTTCAGATTCAGGATTACCAAGTGCAGATCAACACGCAACAATGAAAGCTGATGATGGTGGTTTTTTATTAGAGGGTAGATTTAATTTCACAACAATAACTTCACAATATCAAGCAGAAGAAATGGCAGAGGTAATACTTAGAAGAAGTAGAGAAGCATTATCTTTAGGTATTAATGTTGATTTTAATGGTTATGATTTAGCGATTGGAGATATAGTTAATATTACACATTCTTCTTTAGGATTTTCTGCTAAACCTTTTAGAGTTATTGGAATTACTTTTAATCAAGATTTAACAGTAGGATTATCACTTGTTGAATATCAAGATAATCATTATCAATGGTCAGAAAAGGCAGAGGCAACAACTATACCAACAACTAATTTACCTAATCCATTTACTATTCAACCACCAGCAAGTGTTAGTTTAGGAGATACTTTAATTGAGTATAACCAAACACCACTTATTGCTTTAGATGTAACTATAGGTGCTTCTCCTGATAGTTTTGTTGATTTTTACCAAGTTGAATACAAATTAAGCACAGATAGTAATTTTATAATTTATGCACAAGGCTCAGGTTTAAATCATAGAGTTTTAAATGTTAAAGAACAAGGTATTTATGATGTTAGAGTTAAAGCTGTTAATAGTTTAGGCGTATCATCAACTTATATTTCTGCACAACATACTGTTGTTGGAAGTACAGAACCACCAAGTGATGTAACAGATTTTAGTTGTAATATTATTGGTTCAGAGGCTCACTTAAATTGGGAACAGATACCTGATGTAGATTTATCACACTATCAAATAAGATATTCAACATTAACAAGTGGTGCAGAATGGAATAATAGTGTTTCTTTAATTGAAAAAGTATCTCGACCAGCAACCTCAATTTCAGTTCCAGCTAGAACTGGAACTTATCTGATAAAAGCTGTTGATAAATTAAATAATTTTTCAATTTCTGCCACAAATATAGTTACCAACATATCAAGTATTGGAAACTTTAATTCAGTTGCAACTCAAACTGAAGACCCAACATTTTCTGGTAGTAAAACAAATTTAACATTATCTAATAATCAATTAAGACTTACTGATCTTGATTTAGATGGTATTTATGAATTTTCAGCACCAGTTGATATAGGTGCTATTCATACAGCTAGAGTTACAGCAACAATTACACAATTTGCAGAAGACCCAACAGATTTATTTGATAGTGCTAGTGGTTTATTTGATTCAAAATCTGGTTCATTTGATGGCGATTACGCATCTAACTCAAATGCTCATTTAGAAATAGCTTTATCAGATGATGGAGTTACTTATACAGATTTTAAAAACTTTGTTATTGGAGATTATACAGCTAGATATTTTAAATTTAGAGCCTATTTTATTTCAAGAGATCAATTAACAACACCTGTTATAACAGGATTATCTATTTCTATTGATATGGAAGATAGAATATTTAGTGGAAATGATATAACTTCTGGTGCTGGAACTTATACAGTAACATTTACAAATCCATTTAAAACAACAAGTTATGCTGTTGGTATCACAGGAGAAAATATGGCAACTGGAGATTATTTTACAGTTTCTAATAAAACAATTAATGGTTTTGATGTATCATTTTTCAACAGTTCTGATACAGCAATTTCACGAGATTTTGATTACATAGCTAAGGGCTATTGATATATGAAAACAAAAGGAGTATAAACGCATCATGGCACAACACGATTACGACATAGCAAACCAAACATTCCCAAGTTTTAGATCAGATTTAAACTCTGTTTTAGAAGCTATTAATACTTCTAATTCAGGAACATCAAGACCAAGTTCAGCAGTTGCTGGAACTATTTGGCTAGATACTACCTCAGCGACAACACCTACTTTAAAATTTTATGATGGTGCAGATGATATATCTTTAGCAACTTTAGATTATTCAGCTAATACAGTTAATTGGATTGATAGCACAGTAGTATTTGATATTGTAAATGACACAACTCCACAATTAGGTGGAGATTTAGATGTCAATGGAAATTCTTTAGTTTCAACATCAAATGGCAATATTACATTTACACCTGATGGAACAGGTAAAGTAGTTATTAGTGGATTAAATTATCCAACATCAGATGGAACAGCAGATCAAGTTTTAAAAACAGATGGTTCTGGTAATTTATCTTTTGTAGATGCTTTTAGTGGAATATCTTGGCAATCCGTTCAAACAACAGGTTTTACAGCAGTAGCAGGTAATTCTTATCCTTGTAATACAACATCAGCAGGATTCACAGTTACACTTCCTGCAACTCCAAGTGTTGGAGATCAAGTTCAATTAGTAGATTATGCAGGTACTTTTGACACAAATAATCTTACTATTAATCCCAATGGGAATAATATTAATGGACAAGGATCAAATGTTTTGGCTATTAAAGATAGAGAGGCAATAACATTAACATATATAGATTCAACACAAGGTTGGCTTCCTAGTTCTGGTTATCAAGAAGGAACAGAAGGATTGTCAACACCTTATTCATTTGATGCTTTAGTTATTGCTGGTGGAGGCTCTGGAGGAGGTGCTGGTGATCTAGGTGGAAATGGTGGAGGAGGCGGAGCAGGTGGATATAGAACATCAACTCAATCAGTAAGTATTGGAACAGTAATTACAGTAACAGTAGGAGATGGTGGTGCTTCTCCATCAACAAATAGTAATGTTGGTAATCAAGGAAGTTCATCTTCAATATCAGGTTCAGGTTTAACAACAATAACTTCTGCTGGAGGAGGCGGAGGTGCAGGAAGTCCTACTAATACAGGAACAAGCGGAGGTTCTGGTGGTGGTGCTGGTCAAACTTCTTCTGCATCAGGTGCTTCAGGAAATGTTCCAAGCACATCTCCAAGTCAAGGTAATGATGGTGGAGATGGTTTTGGTGGAGGGCCAAATTATGGTGCTGGTGGAGGTGGCGGAGCAGGTGCTGTCGGTGGAAATGGTACATCAACAGTAGGTGGTTCTGGTGGAAATGGTACAGCTTCTTCAATCACAGGTTCTTCAGTTACAAGAGCAGGTGGCGGAGGCGGTGGTGTATATAATGGTGGAACTGGTGGTTCTGGTGGCTCTGGTGGTGGAGGAAATGCCACTCAAAATAGTAATGGCTCTGCTGGAACAGTTAATACTGGTGGTGGAGGAGGAGGTGGTGCTTGGAATCCAGGAAGTTCATATGTTACTGGTGGAGCAGGAGGAAAAGGTGTAGTTATTTTAAGTGTACTAACTGCTAATTATTCAGGTACAACAACAGGTTCGCCAACAGTTACAACAAGTGGAAGTAATACAATAATGCAATTTAATGGATCAGGGAGTTACACAGGATAATGTCTAGTTTTGCAAAAATAGGTTTAAATGGAAAAGTGATTGAAGTTCAATCGGTAGTTAATGAAGTTTTACATGATGCTGATGGAGTTGAACAAGAAATTAATGGAATAGATTTTTTAACTAAATTAACTGGTTGGTCTATTTGGAAACAAACATCTTACAATACTCATGGTGGAGTTCATAATAATGGTGGTACACCTTTTAGAAAAAATCATGCTAGTGTTGGATATACTTATGATGAAAATAGAGATGCTTTTATTCCACCAAAACCTTTTAATAGTTGGACATTAAACGAAACAACTTGTCTTTGGGAATGTCCAGTTGCTTATCCTGATGATGGTCAAATATATAATTGGAATGAAGCAAACCAAACTTGGGATTTAATTGAATAAAATTACTAGTGGTGTGAAAGAATCTGTAATACAAAATTTATTTTCAACTCCTATCTATATGAATAATTTAGATAGATCATTTACAAAACAAGAATTACAATTTGTAGGAAATCAAAAAAATCATTGTACTAAAAATCAAGGGAATATTAACACAAAAGACAATTATATTTTAAATAGAAAAGAATTTAAAAATATAAAGAAGTTTTTAGATCAATGTTGCAAAGATTATTTAGAGAAAATTATTTGTCCAAAAAATAATATAGAACTTTATATAACTCAATCTTGGTTAAACTACACAGAAGAAAATCAATATCATCATCAACATACACACCCTAATTCAGTTATATCTGGTGTTTTATATTTTGATTGTGATAAAGAAAATGATAAAATTAAATTTACTAATTCAAAACCTTATCAACAAATAAAACCAGAAGTATATCAATATAATATTTGGAACTCTGATACATGGTGGTTTGCATTAGAAACTGGTCAATTAGTTATGTTTCCATCATCAACAATACATCAAGTTGAAACTAAAAAAGGAACTAATACTAGAATAAGTTTAGCTTTTAATACTTTTTATAAAGGTACAATAGGCTCAAATAGTAATTTAACTGAATTGATTTTATAACCCTAAAATGTTATAAATTCATCTGCAAGTGGGTATTACCTCCACACCACATACTCACTTGCTTTATTATGATAAAATTCATCAATATATTAAAACATTGGAAGACTAACTTATGGAAGAAATCAAAGAACGAATTAAACAACATGAGGGGTATAGGAATACTGTGTATTCCGATAGTTTGGGTTTCGCTACTATTGGCTATGGTCATCTTGTATTACCCTCTGACAATTTCGTTGAGGGTGCTACTTATGATAAAGAAACTCTTGAAGAAGTCTTTGATAATGATTTTAAAATAGCATTAGATTCAGCTAGAGAATTATTAAGAAATATAGAACATAATCATATTGTATTTGGTGTCATTGTTGAGATGTGTTTCCAATTAGGCAAACCACGAGTAATGAAATTTAAGAAAATGTGGGAAGCATTAAGAGAAAAAAACCTTGATAAAGCTAGTGCAGAAATGATAGATAGTAATTGGCACAAACAAACCACAAAAAGATGTGAGAGTTTGGCTAGTATAATGAAGAACGCAAACAAATAGGAGAATATTATGCCAATGGGAAAAGGAACTTATGGGTCTAAAAGAGGAAGACCACCAATGAAGAAAAAGAAAAAAACTAAAAAGAAGAAGAAATAATGGCTACAAAGAAACCTATATATGCTAAAGCTAGACCAAAAAGATTAGGCAAACCAAAATCTTTTAATAAAAAGTCTAAGGCTTATAAATCAGCTAAAAGAAAAGCTGATAAGAAGTTTGGTAAAAAGGTTTCTCTGTATAAAAACATATTCATTTCACAAGCTATCAAAAAGTACAAACCTAGAAAGAAGAAATAATGAACGGATATACAACAACAAAAACTTTAAGTGAGTTTATTAATAAACGACCAATGAAGAAAAAAAAGAAGAAGAAAAAAGGTAAAAAGAAATGAGTATAAACCATCTAACACAAATGCCATTAGGACTTGCCATTCAAAGAGGCAATATTCCTAATTTTTCTGGAATACAAAAGTTTGGTTACAACACAGCAGTAGGGACAGTATTTGAAACAATTTGGGAAAATGGAAGTTTATATTCTTATCCAACAAGTTCAACTACAGCAGTAGCAACAT